CCCTAAAAAGGGCAGATAAGCCCATTCTGTCAATAAGGAAAGCAAGCATTTCATTGGCTTCACCGGACAGAATCAGGTAATCTTCCCCTGCATCCGGTTCAATCACCTTGGCATTCATCATACCGTGCCATGTCCTGCCGTGGTATGTGATTTCTTCCTTGTCCGTGTTGATATAAATATCATCCACAATACCGCCATATTCCGTGCCTTCATAGTAAATGAAATACCCTTCCTTGCAGCAATGATTCACGGATGCAATCTTGCATTCAAAATCGTTTTCACTGCTTCCGAAGGCAAGGTCCAGTGTGGCACAGGATGCCACACCGATATCTTCCTTATTTGTGTTCATATATATCAAGTCCACTTCGGTTCACTCCTTTCTTCCAAAAGGGTGATATCAAACTTGAATTCCGTGTTGGTGGTCACATTGGACACACCCACAGGCATTTTTTCAAAGATATAAAAATCCCTTTGCCGTAAGTTGAAGCAATTCGTTGTGGTTCCGTCTGTATGTGTAAGCACTATGGCCTTATTGATAGAATCAATCTGCAAATATTCATTGGCTGCCACCGTGACAGATACACCGTATTCATGCCCGGCAATCGTTACCTTAGGCATAACACAAGGCCCATATATGTTCATGCGGAAATTGCAGGGAACAAAGCTTGTGTTGTTCAAGGGCTTTGCTGCAAGTTCTGATGCATAGTCATAAGGGAAATCATTGTTGAAATCTAAGTTCTTTCCAACGCTTCCTGCACCGTAACCAAATGTGGTGACGGTTTCCTTGATCCAGTAGGGCAAATCCGTTGTGATTGTCAATGTAACAATCATCAACCGCTTGCTTCTCAAATAATCGGATTTCTTGCTTCCGGTAACATAGCACTTCAAATAATAGTCACCAATGGTGATTCTGCCGTGCTTATTTGCAAGTACATCCTTTTCCATGACTTCAAAAAGCCTGTTCCGTTTGGCAATGCCTTCTTCCTTGGATATACATGCAATCACAACAGGAAGGCTTTTGGTTATTACCCCCCTGCTGAATGATGATATTTTATTGTTTTTGCTTTTTACTCCCCAGGTGAAATCATGCAAATCATTTTCATTGACATAGATTCCTTCCGTGCCAAATTCAATGACTTCATTCACATGGTTTTTATATGTCATTCTTTCAAGCATCAGTTCACCGCCTTTACCAAGCGTGCAAATTCCCTACGGTCAAGGTTAAAAGATACACCGTTGCACAACGCTTCAACCATGTTTTCATACATATCCGCATTCATTTTCTTTAATTCCTGCAAGATTTCCTTCAATAATTTGGTTGTTTCTGCATTGGAACCTATTCCTGCACCTTCCATATCTCTTGCAAGGCTTGCAATCCACTTTTTATTATTCTCCAAAGGAACAACGGCTTCCGCACCATTACCTTCAAGGAAACCAACCTGTCCTTTTTCAAGCACACCACCTTCTTCAAGAAGCGGTGGAAAGTCTACTTCCGGGATAGTGGGAATTGCCTTAATTCCGATAGTGGCAGATAAGTCATTGATTCCGTCAATGATTCCGTTAATCAATCCGATTACCACATTTATCACAGATTCAAAGATTGTCGGTATCAAATTTACAATTCCTTTGAATATTTCAACAATACCGCTCCATACCTTTTCCCAGTCACCTGTAAATATGCCGACAAAGTAAGTAATCAAACCGCTAAATATAGCAATGATTCCGTTAATCAACGGCATAAGTGCATTGATTGCATTTCCTAACACTCCACCCAACATGGTTGCCACTGCTTCTATGATGGGAATAAGCGGTGTGAGCAACTCCATAAGCAATAATGCGACTGCTTCAAGTAAAGGTGACAATGCCACTAATACGGCTTCAAGAATGGGCATCAATGCCTGAATAAGCGGTGTCAATACAGCACCAATCAAGCCCACAAATGCTTCTAAAATAGGTTGTATAATAGATAAAGCTGATTCTATAAGCGTTACCAATACACCAAGTAAGGGTTCAAGTGCAGTCTTGACCAAGTCAAGAATAGGCTGCAATATACTAAGAACAAGCTGAATGAGTGGTTCCAACCAACTAATCAATACAGGAAGTAATGATTGCACAATCTGAATGATTGGATCAAGTAATGCAAGCACTATATCCAGGATAGGTGTAATCAATCCAAGAATCGGTGTCAAAAGTTCCAATAAGGGTGTAAGAATTTCACCCACCAAAGGAAGCAACGCACTGATTATAGTTGCAATCGGTGGCAATAACATCATCAATATATTTGATATGAGTGGCAAAATCTGTTCCACCAAAGGAAGCAATACCGTGAATATATTTGAAATTATCGGCAAAAGTACAGGCAAAATCTGCTGAACTATTTGCAAAAGTAACGGAAGAATGGCGGTCAGCGTACTTCCAAGCACAGGAAGAAGTTGTTCTGTAAGCTGCACAAATAACGGAAGCACCATATCTACCGTACTAATAAGCAACGGAAATGCAGTTTCCGCAATCTGCATGATTGGTGGTATCAACTGTTCCACTACTACACCCAATTTAGGAATATAGGTTTCTGCAAGGCTTGTAAGCTTCGGCAATACGCTACTTGCCAAAATGTCACTAACACTCTGGAATGCCCCACCAAGTGAATTGTTAATGGTGTCCTTCAATGTTGAAAGCTGGCCCGAAAAAGTCTGACTTTGCTTTTCCATGGAACCGAAGTATTTTCCACCTTCTGCCGTTGCCCTTTCCATTGATGCCGTGATTTCATCCACGGAAATAGTTCCGTGTGAAATACGGTCATATAGAGAATCCATTGATTCTCCGGTGCTTTCTGATATTTCCTGCAATGGATTGAATCCTGCTTCAATCATCTGCTTAATATCTTCAAGTGATACCTTTCCTGCGGAACTCATTTGACCGTATGCCGTGGCTATTCGTTCCATTTTCTGTGCATCACCCTGTGCGATATCACCAAGCATCAGCATCTTGTCGGTGGCTTCCTCTGCGGTCAATCCGTAGTTCAATAATAACTGTGTGGTTGATGCAAGGTCAGACATTTCAAACGGTGTTTTAGCTGCTTTTTCCTTTAACTGTTCCACCATTTTTATTGCTTCTTCTTCTGATCCAAGCATAACTTCAAAGGAAGTTTGGTACTGTTCCATTTCTGCGTTATACTTGACCGCCACGGTTCCCAATGTGGCAAACATAGTTGCAACAACACCCATACCTGCCAATGCCATTTTGCCTGCTGCAACCGCAGCATTTCCAATCTTCTTGAATGCATTTCCGATTTTAATTTGCGAATTATTAGCCCGGTTTGTTGTGTTATCAATGGCATTATTCGCATCCGTGTTATTTACCGCAATCGTGCCAAGTAATCTGAATATTTCCATATAGGGTTCACCCCCTTCTTAGGTATAATAAAAAGGGCTGAATCATCAGCCCCTTGTGTTTCCTCTGTTATTTTTACTATAAATTTCACCTAATCTTTTGTTTATAGGTGTTGCTAATTCACCGACCAATACACCGGAATCAAGGCATATCTGCATACCCTGTTGCTTTTCCAGTAGTTCTATGATTCTTTGCATCATAGCTTCCAGTCGGTCATTGTTGTATTGCGGTTGTCTGCTCTGCTGAATTTCATCCAAATCTTCTGCAAGTCTTGACAACCATTTCTTATTATTGTGCAGCGGAACTACCGCTTCCGCACCGGTTCCTTCAAGGTAACCTGTCTGCCCTTTTTCAAGCACACCGCCCTGCCACAACCTTGGAAGGCTTATCTTCCCAAGCGTTCCTACATTGATTCCCGGAAGCTTATTAGCAAGCCTAATTGCACTGTTAATCAATCCGATTCCTTTATTTATCGCACTTTCTACCTTCGACAACGCACCATTCATTCCGTTTTTAACTGCATTTCCCATTGCCGTTCCTATTGAAGTACCGATTGAACCGAACTTTGATTTTACCTTGCTCCATAAGCCTGAAAAGAAACTTCCCCAACCGGAAAAGACGGATTTTATATTTGACCAAGCCTTTTGAAATGTACTACGGAACCATGAACCCACGGAACCGAACACACCCTTGATGCCTGACCATAAGCCCTTAAAATAGGACTTCGTGCCGTTCCAAGCCGATTTCACACCGTTCCATGCAGACTTAAAGATATTGGAAAACCATGATTTTGTAGCTGAAAAGGCTGATTTGATGCCGGACCATATATTTTTAAAGAATCCGGTCACCACAGACCATGCTTTTTTAATACCATTCCAAGCATCCACAAGGGCTTTTTTGATTGCTTTTCCTGCGGATGATGCAAGTGATTTGATAGTGTTCCATGCCGATTTCCAAAAGTTACGGAAACCTTCAACATTATTCCACAGGTATATAAAGGCTGCCACAAGCCCTGCAATGGCTGCAACAACTAAACCGATAGGGTTTGCCATAAGCACCGCATTAAAGGCAAGCATTGCCGTTCTGACCACCTTAATGGCATTTGCTGCTGCGGTCATAATCTTTCCCCAGGATATAATCAGAATAAAGGTTCCTATTGCGGTTGTAGCACCGATAATCACACCAACCCATGCTTGCACCGTGTCCTGATTCTGCTTGATCCATGTTACACCGTCACGGAATCCGTTTACCATTTTTTCAAGTACCGGAACCGCACTTTCTGCCATGCCTGCAATAGCATTTTTAATGGCGGTCATTATCGGTTCACCGATTCTGCCCAATTCTGCCATGGCATCTGTCAAGCGTTCCTGGGCCTTGCGTGATTCGATAATGTCCTTATTGGTTTCCTTATACTGAACGGATGCCTTACTGTATGTGTCATTTAAGGTCTTAACAATCAAGTCCTGCCGTTCTTCTTCCGTGGCAAGCCCTGCAAGCTTATCATTGAAGGATTCCACGGATATTCCTGACCATTCAAGGGCATCCGCAAGACTTCCCTGCACTTCACCCAATGAAGCACTATGATTGATACCTTCTGCCAAGCCTTCCAACGGCA